TTTTAACTTTTTTTGCTTTATACTTTCATCACAAGTTTCATTGCTTTTATTTAATGCAATTCTTTGTAGTACTATTTCTTGTTTTCTGTTGGTTATTTCAACATAATTGTTTTGTTCCATTCTGTTTATTTTAAAATTAATATAACGCAATATACATTAATCTATTTTATAAACAAAACATTTAACAACTAATTTGGTTCTATATTTATATTTATTCTAACCGCTTGGTTTTCTTTAAGCAAGTACACATCTTTTAAAAGTCTTTTCTTTGTCCAAATTGTTGTATCTGGGCAGTACTTTTTTACTGGTGTTGGCATCTCTAAAGTGTTGAGGTAATACATAAAGTTTCCTTTAGGGTCATTTACAAAGTATATCTTTACAACATCATCTAAAGCCATTAGAGCATCGTACTTATCTTTTTCTAACATCTTATCTTCATAGTACTTGTTACGAAATTTCATCTCTATAACGCAATCCATATTTTTTGGTGTTTTTCCTTTAGCATCATATCTTGAATAACCATCACCGCAATGTTCCAACTCCCAACCATCAAGATTTAAAAGAAACACAACTGCCTTTTCCCACTCATTAATTTTTTTAATGCCCATTATTCCAAATTACGTTTAGTTGTTTTATCCATAGCTTTATTTTCTTTGGATTACACGTGCAAGGTTTTACATATTTATGGTTATAGTAAACACTATGCAAATGGCATATAAGTTCAAACTCATTAGGTTGTAATGTGCTTTTTGGTTCAGAGCGAAAGTTGCTCCAGCTTTCAAAATCTTCTTTAGTAAATTTTACCATCTATCTATTTTTATTTCATTTAACTTTTTTCTTCTGTTGTTGCAATTACATTTAGTACCTCTTAACTTGTGGTATTTATCTACCAAGTATTTAATGCCAGTATATTTTGTAATGTAATAAATAATGTTTCCTATTTTCATAATTCTAATTTTTTTATATTCCACTTTGCTTTAAAATATTTTAAGGTATCAATAAGGTTCATCACTTTCTTTGCTGATTTCCATTCCTTGTCTAAATAAACACTATCTACATTGCATTTATCTAATGGTATATCTTTATCATCATTTTTAAAATCGTGTGTTACATAAAAAACTACACATTTATTTGTATGCCAAGAATTAGCTATCCTTTCTAAAACTAATTTTTGACCAGTTGGTATTATATTACCTTTTCGCTTTACCTCCATTAATATTAAAACCTCATTATCAAATTCTAATACGGCATCAATATCTGTTGGGTGTATTTTACCACTTTGTACACCAGTAAAATCTATTGTTTGTCTTACTTGTTTACTGTTTCTAATTAAGCTGCTCATAATAATTTCTTTAGTTTATTCTTGACTTTGTTATATGTGTTGTAAAGTGAATAGTAATGTATTAAACTTTTGCGTGAAAATTCTGCAATGCTTTCACCCTCATTTATTATCTCAAATACCTTTCTATCATACCAGAACATCTTTGATAGTTCTTCTTGTATTTTATCATATGGTTCTTGGTAGTTTACATCTGATGTGGTTAAGTGTATGTCATCCATAGAAACCATTGTAATGTTTTTACCTTTTCTTTTTAAATCGTAAAACAATGTTCTTAAAGTCTTAAAAATATAATAGTAGTTTATTTCTTCTTCATTGTACATTATATCCAAACCTTTTTCAAGTTTTAGTTGTATCTTATAATACATTTCTTGTACAATATCTTCAGCGGTTTCTTGTTTACAACCAAAGGATAAAACTATTTCTACCCACTCTTTATGCTTTGCAGCAACTATAATCATTGTTTTTTGTACCATATCATTTTAATGGGTCATATAAATTATTTACTATTGTTGGCAATCCTTTTTCATTTACTTCAAAGCTAAATGTTTCAAAAGAGTAACCCCTACTTCTACCGCATTTTACCGTTGTCCAATCTTTATTAACTGTGTTTGCTTCCAAACTTATTACTGTTTCTGCTTTCTTTTCTAATGCTGAACCTAAATGACCAGTTCCAAGTTTAGCACTACCAAAGTTTTGATGTATCACACAAATGATATGCACGTTTTGTTGTTGGCTTATTCTCATTAATGCACTTACTAATTCATTACTTTTTTCTATGTTGTTTACATCTGCACATAAATCTGCTACACCATCTATAATTAAAAGTGATGGTTCTTTTATGTGTTCCTTTAAATAGTATTCAATAAACTCTAAACGTTCCTTAAAAGCTATTGTACGCAATGCAAACGTATGGTATTTATCTTTAGGTATGTTGCTATCCATATCTAATGGTCTTTTAAATACTTTAGATGCGTGCCAGCTTCCTTGCTCTGTATCTATATAAATTAAATCACCATTACCTCTATGTCCTTTTATTTTACCACCATAAATATTTGAACCACTTAAATAAGCACTTGCAAGTAAAGAGCAAAAAAAACTTTTCCTGGTCTTTGGTGGTGCAGTTATAACCGATAGGTTGCCAAAAGTTCCCAAAGCTATTGGTATAATACTATCACCTTTATCCGATTGTAAAACCTTTTCTCCATAGCTTAAACATACTGGTGGATATTCTAATTTTTCGTTAATGTCTATCTTGCAAGTATCTGCTATAAATTCCATTAACATATTTTGTTCTGTTTCTTTTTCTGTCATTCGTTAAATATATAAAAAAAAGGTGCAAGTTAAAAACTCACACCCTATTAAAAGTTAGGCTAATTAAAATGGTAAATCATCACTTGCTGGTTCTGCAACCGCTTGTGGTTGATCATCTCTTTCAGCTACCGTTACACCATCTGGTGACATCCATACCACCTTGCCGTTTCCAAGATAGGTTTTAGCAACCTTTGCTTCACGTTCTTCTTTGGTTTGGCTATCCATAAACGCTACGTTGTTACCGTATCTAGTTTCATCTTGAACCGCTATTGTGAAATTGTAGTACACCGCACCATCTTTTCCTTTGATAAATTTCTCTTTAGGTAGTCTATCTACTCTAATACTTCCGTTGATAATTGCACTCATAATATATAGTTTAAATTTGGTATTGTCATTACACGCAATACCTCGTGTTTTATTTGTAAATTTTATGCCATATACCCATTTCTTTAAAATCACTATATTTAAAGTATAAATAAGTATTGCCGTCTTTTTTAACTGTTTTTAGTTTTTTATCTTTTATCTCATTGTAGTTTTTGTGAGAATATAAAAATAATTGTTTTCTATCATATATAATAAATTCTTTAATTTTTTTATCATCTGCATCCATTTGTAAACCAAGTGATGCTATTACTGGTGATTTTTTATTTTTATAAGCATCTACGCCTTTTTTAAATTCTATATTATTGTATCTTTTATTTTTACCTTTACCTCTTGAGCATCTTATTGTTACACTTTTATGCATAGATAAATTAAAATTTACTCTTGCAGAAACACCAAATAATTGTTTGTTTTTGTCTATAAAAAAATAATCAATACCGCTTTCCCTATCTAATGTTTTGGCTAAAGATTTATTATCTAATTCAATATTTATTAAATTACCCTTTAAACAATCTTCTAATTTATGTTTATTATTTATAAAAAAATTAGTTGCTTTGCTAAAATCATTATTAAAATCACTCATACCTTTTCTATTTTATAACCTAAAGAAAAAAACCTTTGTAAACTTGATGCAGCAAAATCTAAATCTTTTTCTATTAAAAAACAATTTCTATCAGTGTTTTCACAAGCTATTAAAGTTGAACCACTGCCAGAAAAAATATCTAATATATTGCTACCAGCTTTGGTAATATCCAAACACCACATAAATAATTTAACTGGTTTTTGTGTTGGGTGTATTCTTTTTTGATTTTTTTCACTGTCTTTTATCATACCATTCCAAGTGTGGTGAAATAACCTTGCAGAATTTAAAATGTTTGTCCAAGCTAACTCACAATCACTATTTAGATTTATTGCCTTACCGTTTCTTTTGTCCCATACTAACCAACCAGCAGTATTTTCTAATTTGTTAGCATAATGGTTTGCACCCCAAGTTATTATATTTTCACTGTATTCAAATAATATTTTAGGATTAAATTCTTCATCATCACCCTCAATAATTTTATAGTTACCTCTTTGCGTTAAACCATTACCAGATGGTGATTTATAACTAATACCATATGGTGGGTCTGTTAATACGCAATCAATTTCTGGTATGTTTTTTTTTATGTATTCAACATCATATGAATTACCTATTATTAACTTATGTTTACCATTTATTAAATACACATCACCATCTTTAACATCCCAGCTTTTAGAAAGTAAGTTGTTAATTTCACCTTGTTCTTTTACATTATTATTTTTAATTTTAGTTGCAACCTTTGAAAAGTTATTTTTCTTATTTTCAATATGTTCTTTTACCTTTTCTTGTACAATAACTTTAATTTCTTCATCTGTGTAAGTTTTAGGTATTTCTTTAATAATGTTTGAAACCGCAGATATTGATGTTTCTTTATTGTTTATTAAATCTTGTGTTTCTTGATTAGTTTTTGGTAATATTTTTTTACCCTCATAGTAAGTGCCATCAGAAACATTAGCGAGTTTAGATACTTCTTTTCTTGTATTAACCTTTGTCAAATTTGACAAACCTTTACCGCCATTAACTAAATTTATTTTAGCTTTTTCTTTATATACATCTTCAAGTAAAACACTTAATGCAATTCTTTGTAATGGTTGTAAATTTCTTCTACCAAATTGGTTTAGTATCATCCATTCCTTAACCGCTTCTTCATTATCAAAATGTTTGTTTTCGGTTTCAAAATCTAAATCCCACCTGGTGGCTATTTCATAACGGTTATGTCCATCTATAATAAAACCATTCCAAGTGAGTATTTTTTCTCTTATACCCTCACTCATACAATTATTTTCTAATTGCTTAAATTCTTCTTTTGTTAGTGGTGGTATTAAATCTTTAAATTCTTTTTTTATTTCTATCATATTATT